TGTATCACCTTTTGGAACAGGGATCAAATCTCTTTGAACTCCTTTTCTCCCTTCAGATGGTTCTGGTCCTGCTCCAGCAGTTGGCAGCACACCAGAGATAGAACTCAATGTATTTGTTATAGCTTGTCCCAAAGAAGTAAACTCATGCTTAAACTCCTTAGTCTCATTCTTCAATAATCCAAGTGCTCCAGACATAGCTTCGAATGGATTAACGATTTCATTGATCGCAGGGATTACACTTGCAAGAGCATTGTATCCCTCAATCAATAATGAAACTGGATTCCACTTTATTAAAAATTGGACCATGCTAATTAGCATATTTCTCCACCACCCCCAATCACTTAACCTCTCCGTGATTGCTTTCCAATTATCAGCCACCCAGACAATCGCAGTTCCAAGAGTAGCAATAGCAGCCACCACAGCTAATACAGGCCAACTAATTGCAGCTATCAGAGTAGCCATTGATCCTAGCACTATCAAGACTGGACCAGCTATTGCAAGGAATCCACTAAAGACAAGAATCGTTTTCTTAACCCATGTTGATAATCCTTTAAACCACATCACCACTTCTTTGAATCCACTCACCAGATTAGTGACAAACGGAATCAATAAAGTACCAATCTCAATCATAGCGGTTTTAAACTCAGCCATCGCTGCATTGAATTTATGATCAAGAGTCTTAGCAGCAGCATCAAATGCAGCGTCCGCATCTCCTGTATTATCACGCATCCTTTTAAATATCCCAATATTCTCTTCAGCATTTGCCCCCATTATGTCTAGCGCTCCAGATAGTGCGCGGACATTTGGGAAAGCTTTTGCCATTGCTTGGTCATCTGCATTCAGCTCATCTTTCAAAAAAGATAAGACATTTAATAAACCATTCTCTCCCCGCAAGACATCCCGAAGCTTTGCAGAGCTTGTATCCATTGCTTTGAAAGCATCTTCTGACATCTGGGAAGGTTTTAATATGCTAAACAATATTTGTCTTAATTGAATCACAGCTGTCTTAGCAACTGTTCCCGTTCTGGACATGGAGGCGATTGAAGCTCCTACTTCATTGAATGATACTCCAAGATTACTAGCAATAGGTAATACCTGTCCCATTGAATCTGCAATATCAAGTGCTTCACTCTTACCCTCTCGCACAGCCGCCGCTAAAGTATCCATCGCCTGTGCAGCACTTAGATTAGAAATCCCATAAGCATTTGTAGCACTCGTGACCAGATCAGCCACCACTTTAGTTTCTCCAAATCCTGCAGCAGCTCCTCTTGCTGATTTTCGCAGCACTTCCATCGCGTCTGCTCCTCTCAATCCAGCAGATGTAACAAAGAATAAGGCATCCGCTAATTCTTGCGGAGAACGAGCTGTAGGACCTGCTAAGGCTAGCACATCCTTTTTCATTGCTTGGACTTTATCAGCAGCTATTCCAACCTGTCCTTCAATCTTACTCATGGACTTTTCAAAACTCGCTGCCATCTTTACAGCTGCTCCTCCTATAAGTACCAAGGGCAATGAGACTGTGGTAGTCATCGAACGTCCTACCCGCTTCATAGAAGTTCCAGCAGCCATCATGGATGCTCTTGCTTTACTTAACCCTGCCGTGAATAAAGCATCATTGAGTCCTAACGTTGCTTCAAGATGTCCTATGTTTTTAACTCCTGTCATCTCTTCTTAATTTTTTTGGTTTTCTAAATTTCCTTTTCTTACGAGTCAGCCACTCAGGCCATTCCATTTTACTCTTTACATTCGATTCTCCAGCTCCCGCAATAGATTTCATGACCTTTTTCATCTCCTTTTTAGTCTGAGGCTTCTTAGGATTCCTAACCTTATCCCAATAGAAAGTAAATAATTGTCGAGCACTTCTATATTTTTTACCTCTTGGAAGTTGAATATTGACCTGATGAAAGGCATCCAATCTGATCGCTTCACAGATCGGTATAAGAATTGTTTCTGCTTCCAATTTGTCATAATCTCCTTTGTCCTTTAATGCATCATAAAACTCTTTTGGTGTTATCAACAAAAAAGCTTGCAGCGACATCCCGAACCGTGACAAAGCAATAGCGTAATCACTGGCAACGCTCTTACCTAGTTCTTCTTTCTTCTCTGTGCCCGGTTCCCCGTCTCCCCCAATCCAGCAGCTTCCATAAACTTGGGAATCATAGCAATAAACTCCCACAAGCATTCATCCAAAACAGCTTCCATCTGATCTCGTTCAAAAGTAAACTCAATCTCCTCAGCAGCATGTCCCGCTTTCAGTCCGTAAAATAATAACGGCTCATAGACTTCTAAATCCATCCCATCACCTTTTTTCATTGCATCTCCAATCTGATCAAAAGACTTACCTGTCTCTTTCTTAAATCCATTCAATGCTATGTAAGCAATTCTCACTGGATGACTCTTTCCTTTGTAATTAATGTACTCTATCATTTGATTAATAATTTAAAGGTTCAAAAATATCAACATGATTAGTTGACTTTCATTTTAAGCTGGAGTAGTGACATTTGCTGTTGTTACAAAATCAGGCTTACCATCTATTTCAATCACAACATCTCCTGCCATAACATCATCAGACCCAAAGTCAATTGGAAGCTCCACAACGAAGCCTGCAAACTCTAATCCTTCTCCATCTGGGAATACAATTTGATATTCAATGTTTCCCCTGTTCTCTGCATCCGCTTTTAAATTAACGAATTCAGCTTGACTATAATTGATAGTCAATGTGATGGAACCAGCATTCAAAATCCCTTGCAGTTTATTTACATAATCATCTGCATTATTGAGTTTGAATGTCTCTACTACATTTCGCGAAATACCACCCCATCCAATGTGGGTGACCTCCGCAAGCGTTTCCCAGAATCCTGTGGTTGTCCCCACATCTGTATTCCATCTCTGGAAGTACGCTCCAATACCAGTTTTAGCTACTGTTGCCATAAAATACTCCTTTCTTGTTTAATTAAACATATATATAAAATTAACATATTAATTATTCCTCCTCTGCACTTCAAAGTTAACTACAAATATTGGCCGATCATTTTTATCATAATGAAGCAATTGTGGACTGTTTAAAGCTCTTATTAGTGTATATAATGTACCAGCAACCACATCTCCACTTTGAGCATGTAAGTACTCTACAATAGCTTGAGCGACCGCGTATCCATCATTATACTTTATATTCCTTACCTGCACAGAGACTGATGAGTAATGATACCCACTATCTACTTTCCTCTGAGCAATTAAAGGAGGACCACCCGGATTATCAAATACTGTCACACGATTATCTGGATCATCATTCATCCTAGCATGAAATAAATCTGTCCCTTTAGTCAATCCCAATGAGCTGACTCCATCCAATATTGTTGCTATATCTCTCGCTGCACTTCTCATATTGATAAATCTCTTTTAAAAATCAATAAAATATTTTCTTGGTTCCTCACTAAAGCACTCTCAAAAAACTTCCCTCCACTACCCGGACGATTCCAATTGATATCAGCACCCTCCATCTCATGAACATATATGGCATATCCTGCAGTGAATCTCATGATCATAAAAAACCCAGCAACTCCATGACCAGGAACAGTTGTCCAGCTAGCTCTTAAAGTTCCTGTATCAATAGGAATCTTTGGTGGGGTTGCGTCCATATCTCTACGAATCATTGTGGCTGCATCTGTTAAAGCTCCCATTGACTTTATCTTAATCTTAGCAGCTTCCTTATTCAGATTCCGCATCACATTTTCAATTCCTGTTAATCCCGATTTCGCTCGTGCCATAATTATATCATTGCTGTCCTCTTATATTCTCCCGTTTGATACATAGATTCCAATTTGATAAATTTCTTAATCTCATAAGCAGCCTGAACTGTCTTTGGGTCTGCTATTTGTCCTGCAGTCAAATCAGTTAAAGCTCCGTGGAAGATCATCCCTTGTTCATCCAAATCCTGTTCCACATATACCATCGCATTTGAAATCATCTCCTTTCCATTAGCATCTGTAAATACTTCTGTTTCTTCTTTCCAAAAACAAGTAATCTCTGCTCCTGCATCAAAGCCGAAAGATCCATCCGATTCCTCAGAAGGAGATGCCCAATACACAACGGTATCACTCTTGCAAAGTCTTTTTATAAATGCTTCAATGCTCATCCTGAAAATGATCTAGTGGTGTCAATTTGTTTCATGGCTCTAATCCTAGCCTTCTTCATTGTCCCAGCTTGGAACTTCCCAGATGTATCCAAAAATAAAACCATCTGTCCATATTTGGTAGAACCCAATCCAACCCTTTCATTCTTATCAAATGTCAGCCAAATATCTCCTACCTTCTCTGCATTGGGTTGTCGCTCTTTTCCAATAGCTATCAGATGAGCAGTTAACCAAGTCTCAATATCTTTCAAGACTGCTGCACTCAAACTCTCTGACCCTACTGTATCTGTCACAATACGATTAGCAAAATCAATAACACTAGTTATATCTGCATCCGCCAATGCCGTATCCGAAATCTTTTGTACTTCTCCAAATGTTGTTCTATTTGCCATATCAATTAATTTTTTATGATTCCTTCTTTCACTCTTGCTTTCCAGAGCTTGGGTTCAATAAAATTCATAACTTCTTTAGGCCTCCATTCTAGGCCTAGCCACTCAATCATTTCATGTACTTGCTCATAATTTCCTCTTATAATTCTTTCCGGCCATATCTGTTTGCAATTTAATCCTGCCACAAACATTTCCGTCCATTTCTTTTCATGCTGATTCACCCACTTAATCCACTCATCAAATGTCTGATACTTATTCATGAAAGCAGTTTTCAAACAAGAGTCTGCAATGTCCGAACTCCTCCTCCTCACTATAATCCATTTAGCATTCGGATAAGCATAAGCCCATACCGGCCAATACAAACAAGTCCTTGCTCCCTTATAATACCAAGCTCCTTCTTTATATCCCTGCTGGAGAATGATATTATCAACCGTCTCTTTCCAATCAGTTGGAATTCTCAATTTCTTAGTATCAGGTAATGGTCCTTGTCCTTTCGGGTCAACTCCCAATGAACTTAAGTATGGTTTATCTGCTTCCATCTTAATCCTGAGATTCTCAAACATTCCTTTAGCATTATGCTTATTTGGTCCGGCAGTCATTCCGCCAAACCCTCCACATATATCAATGATACCAGCCATCATGCTAGTACCTGATCGTGCGCATCCCGTGATTAGGATTGGCGACTTTTCTATTCCCAATTGTCTTTTCTCCATTGTTCGTTTATTATATGAGGTCTAGGATGACCGTGACAACTAATGATTCTAGCATTCTCCGGCAACTCCTTATTATTTTTCATAACATGTCTTTTGTAACTCAGCACTTGATCAGGGGCAACATCATTCCACAAATCAGCTTTCCCATTCATCACATGTCGTACCCAGAATCGTTCTCGTCCTTGTGATATTTCTTTAGCCTTCTCAGGATCATCAATCAGTGGCTTCCAAAATATATCTTCCATTTCTTTCCCAGCTTGGAAGCTCTGTATATCTCCATCCAATTTCCCTTTGTCTGGACCGGCAAAACTCGTCCGGGTACAATAGAGTCCATCATAGTTCATTAAGTCCCTTAGAGAGCCTGTAATGACCACATCAATATCTAAACAGAGCACCTGATGTCCAAACAATCCAGCAGCTTTGCTATACATAAACATTCTAGGCATCACTCCCTCCTTAACCACTGATTGAAATTCCCTAATCTCTATTCTCTCATCCACATCCAAATCATCATTAGTGAAACAGATAAACTTGAAAGGATGGACTGCCCATTTTTTGACTCCAAAATATAAATTATCAACATACCGGCAAACCATTTCATGAGTCAGAGGCCCCGTTCTGGCTAGATGCTTTCTAAAACCGGGATCCTCTACCTTGTCATAGTTCATTCCCTGCTCCTGCCATCTTTCTCCTTGCCAATAAAAACAAATTACATATACTGGTTTCATGATGCTATCTGATTAAATCCATGCCACGGAAATTTATCCGTATCCCTAAATGAAACATTCCTTGGCTGTCCTGTCACAATAATACACTCATTTGGTAATGCTTTTATTCTTAAACAATCTCCTAGCTTCATCATCCATGCTTTTGGAAATGTCTTCTGATCTGGAATCCAATCACCCATCACATCTTGATCACTTCTATACTCCTTCATCCATCTATTCGGATTAGAAATGAATCTGTCCCAGACCTCAGTCATTACAGGAGTGCCAGAATCAAATAACATTGTAGCAGCTTGATACCTTCTTACTATTTGAGGCTTGACTGTCCAGAATATAGATTTAAACATTACCAAATCTCCTGAGTAATCCAAGATTGGTTGAAGATTCCCTACAATATGAGTATCCAAATCCAGATACAATGTTCTACCCTCTGGAAGATCAGGACGATGCAACTCCATCTTACTCCACCAGCCCGGAAAATTATGCTGCAAAGGAATTGTATCAAATCCTAAATCATCACCTACATAATTAGTCAAAACATAGAAATTATATGGACAGTCCATATTCCTAGCTACATTATCAGCTAATCGCTCCACATCCTGTATAGAAAAATCTCGTCCCCTAAAAGTAGGACCATCATGAGGTATCCAATATAGACATACTATGTTCATGACATTAATTCAGGTTCAATCCAATCATATATAACTTCCTTACTCACTTTCATATCCAAAAAATCAAACAACCAAGTAATCTGGGAAAGATTCATTTGTGATACTTTTTTTACATCCACTTGAAAATGTTTTCTAACAGCTAATCGCACATCAATTTGTCTTTCCATTAAAGCCGTCACATAATCTCTCTTCACTTTATCAAAACGTTTTGCCATGCCCGGGTGTCTATCCATACTATCCAAAATACTCTGCTCCTCCCTATATGGGAAAATCCAATATGCATCAGGATAAGCTTCCTTCCAAAACTCATAAAAAATTAAAGTCCAAGAAGTCTTTACTAACCATGGTTGATCATGAGGGACAAATGCTTCAATTGCCTTTTTCAAAACAGCTGTATCTGTCTGTGGTTTTATAGGCAGATCAGCACTCCAATTCTTATGTTTATATCCAATAAGATCGCCCTCTTGTTTCATGATCTCCTTTATATCAAGATTCTCACTTCCAAAATTAGAATTAGAACCCGGATACATTGTCGTTCTACTTCTTCCCACCCATACTCCATGGTAATGAAGTAATCCAGCCAACATCGTTGTTCCTGATCTTGGACATCCTGCAATCAATATAGGTTTTTGATTTATCATTGATATACTTTAAATTTTGATAGGTCAGGATAAGTTCCTTTCGCATCAGTCATAAATTTTGCTGATCCATCTGGAGAATAAAACCCTCTCATTAATTGAACCCCTCTAGCTGCTGTTTCAGGAGGCATATAAAAGTTCCACCCAGTCATCTGAAAATCATCATCCATATACGAGCACTCATTCCTCCCTGAGTTCCTTGCTTTCTTAAACCACTCATAAGCATCTTTATTATCTGTCAAAATCATCCCACCCTTTCCTAATTTCAAATGCTTATAAGGTCCTGTAAAGCTGAGGCACATAAAACTCTTTTCAATATACATATCCCACGTAAATCTTAAAGCCGCGTCAATCACTTTAGTAGGACTCAGATAATAAATACCTTGAAATGGTCTATCCGTAAAATCAACTATTCCCCCTGCATTAATAACAGCACAAGGAACCGACATATATGTGCATGATGGAATATGAATTGTCTTTCCTTTAATCCCTACATACATGAGGCATAAGAATAATGCATTGCTGCAATTATCAACTGCAATAGCATAAGGAGATCCAGTATACTCAGCTACCTTCTCCTCAAACAATTCTGTTATTATATATTCATCCTTTGCCATCATAAAAACTTCAATTCTAAGTAATATTTTTCTCCGTCCTTTTCAATATAAGCATTCTTCATTCCATCATGGGATAGGGCTTTCAGAATATCCAAATGATCTGCAAAACTTCCCACATGATTTAAATCCAATTTACACAAATCATCAAAATCAGATTTGCTGTTATAATTCCCTGCCGTAGGTTCCTGCAATTCATACTCCCAGTCAATTATTCTTTTTAACCATTTATGCATCATTTCAAATTCCTTATTCAGGATTCGATTATATACCTCATTAGAAGTATCATTGCATGCTGCCTTAACTTCTTCCCTGCAAATAATTGGACCTGCATCTGGCTGAGCACTCATCTCATGAATAGTAACTCCAATCTTATCTTTATTTGCCATTGAAAATATATGCGGAAACCATCCTTTATTGTGAGGATTATAACCGGGGTGAATGTTTATACATCTGATATTATCAACAAGGTCCGCTGAAAGGATATGAGGATAATGAACACTTATTACTAAATCATAATTATTAATAATTGTCCGGCATTCAATCGGATCAAAGAAAAAACAATAATGAAACTTAACATCCTTTATGCCCAGCACTCTCACTGCCCTTCTAAAATGAAGAAGTGGTATGATGTGTTCTCTGGATAAAACTAATACCTTTTTCATGCAGCCATCCTTTCCAAATCAAAATGCTCCAAATCTTTTCCTTTCGCTAGAGAAGCATAAACCTCTTCCGCCAAATAAGTATCTTGAATGCCGATATGCTCTGCTTCTCTTTCAATAATAGCCTCCACATCCTCTTTCGTTTTCCATGGGATACAATGAGGGAGATTTAAAACATTTGTAATAACCTTCCTTCCCCTCAATCCCATTTCAACAATTCCACATCCTCCTCCTGTATACTCACTCAAGAATAATCCGATGAATGATTTACGGTACCACTTATCACCTATCCCATTCCACCACTCTTGTCTTGGCACACTATGATCTCCAACCAATAAAGGATAGGACATATCTAAATCCAGTACAGTATCACTTCCATGATATTTTGGTTTGCCCTTTTGTAAATAAGCGTAAACTCTAGGACCTAATACCATTGGATTTGGTTTCTCATGAGCGGGGAATTTAAGGAGGATGCAATCAATATCTCCATTCAATTTCAAATACTCTTTTACTCTAGGCAACCAAGTCGTATGAATTATATTTTCAGATCGCACTTTACTCAGATCAACTTTTGTAGAATCATTTCCCAACCATACAATAACTGTCTTTCTTCCACGGCTATGTCTTAGCACCATTCGCACATCCTCTTTTCGATACATCCCAAAAACTAATAACGGCGAATTAATATCTCCACACTCATCCATCCCAAACAAGGAACGGAACTTGAATTTACTAATCGGAATAGAAGTATATGCTTGATGTATAATCATATTACATCTTTCAATTTTACTTTTTCAAAAACACCTAACTTGCTATCTGGATTGACATTCAATATTTCAATCCCTCTTTTCTTAGCCTCCAATGCAATCGCTGGAAAGCCTCTCAGAAATCTTTTGTAATTATGAGGATCCGTCTTTTTGGTATACTGAGGAAATCCCTCATGCCAATGACTTCTTCCATGCTGATCATGCATATCAAATCCTAGTAATAAAATTCTTTTTACTCCAGTATGTGCAGCAAAGTTAATTGCCGCTGCTCCGCTATTCCCGTTCCATCTTATGGCATCTCTTTTTGGAGTTAGACCATAAGCCATATCCCTTTTCAATCGCTTAATTCTATGGCAAGGAAAAGCCTGAGTCAAAGTTGAAACACATGTTGCTTTGATATTAGGAAACTCTTGTATCTGATCTTGATGCACTCTAAAAAAATTTCTATCACAAAAATACAAGACATCCACCCAATCGCCTAACATAAAAGCAATATTAGCTCCAATGATATGCCGATCATGTAAAGGCTTCAAATACTCTGAATATATGGAAATGGGGTCCTGCTTGCTCTCCACATTTTGAATAGCATCTTCAGGAATCCCGAACTGTCTGGGCATGCTTGCCCCACCTCCAATGATCCAACATTCTCCACCCTTCCACATTTGGGGAACTGTCCAATGGACTTTCATTATGTTCCAGTGGTCTCCTCTTCTAACTGAGCTTTTAAATCTTTAGCGTCAGCTTCTCTCAACTTACTCTCATTCATAACATTTCCAGAAGAGGACAATACATTGTACCATCCCTCCTCAATATGCTCAACAGTGTAAGTATCAAAAATTTTAGCAGGAGCCTCTTTCTTTTTCTCTTTTTTCTTTTCCCCTTTCTTCTTCCCTCCTTTGGGCAAAGATCCATCAGCATTTCGAATCAATTCAAACTCATCAATCCACTTTCCCAATTCCTCAGGAGTGGCTCGAATTTCTTGCTTCGGCTTTATTCTATGATTATCCTTATCCCGCAAGTGTAATGTCCCTCTTGTTATCTTTCGATATAAGGGCTTAGAAGATTCTTTTTTTGTCCTTTTCATTTGTTTAATGATTTAGGTTTTGTCACTTTTTTCTTAGCTGGAGCTTTCTTCTTAGCTGGAGCTTTCTTCTTGATAACTTTCTTCTTAGCCTTTGGCTTCTTTACAGCTACCAATTCAAACTCATCAACATACTTTCCCAGATCACTTTTTGTCGCATGAATTACATCACCACATTCAACTCTCCAATCCCTCTTCAAAGCAACAGAACCACGAGCTATCTTTTTCCATAAGGGCTTGCGTATATCAAAATTTTTCTTTTCCATCTTAATCCAATTTAAAAATAACTTGATTAGTTATTTAAGTTTCAAAATTAAGCCAGCAAGGCTATACCTGAACGATTTCCATACTCGCTTCGAACTCTAGGAACTTGGATAGCCATCACTTTGTAATTATGAATAAAACCACCTTCTGTATCCCACTGGACATTCTGAATTGGCATTCCATCTACTAGATCAACAACATCACTCCTCATAGTTACCATGACACATTTGTCATCTGGTAATCTATCAACGACTACGACCTTATCAATCCCAGAAATAGCTTCAATCCTTGCTTTGATTGTCTGCAAAGAAGTACCAGCCACATCGTAATCCTCATCCATCACAGTATCATAACTGGAAGGGATGTAAAGAACATATGGTCCGTAGTAACGATCAGCAATCAGAGCTGCTTTCATTGCAATAACATCCGCCAATATTTGAGCAGGAGTTTTTGCTGAAGCATCCCAATTGGTTGACAATGTTACATCATTAACATCAGGATGAGTCACATAAGTATAAATAGTACCACCACCATAAGTCAATAATGAAGTTGCTCCGAATAACATATCCTCCATCTTCTCTGCTACCTTCCGGGCTGCTCTCTCAGCATTTACAGTATCCAGACCATTTCCACGATTTCTAGATTCTTGTAAAATTCTATCGCTTAAAGAATAACCAGAATGGATTACAGGGATAGGGATGTGCTGAGTTTCAAAATCAACTTGATCACCTTTGTCCCTTTGGACTGGATCAATAGAAACTGTGGCTTCCATTGCATCGCTCATATTCTCCCAAGTGAGTACAGTTGTTCCCATAGCATTCGCCAATGGATGAACTAAACCATATGATCTCAGATCGTCGAATCCTACAAGACGTTGTTCTGCAACTTTCACAACTGCATCATCCAATGACCGCCATTCATCATATCTCAAAACAGCATTATCAACTTGGACTTGAGTGTAGTTCTTTTCATCGTACTTATCTCCTCCATTAAATGCCATGACATAGGCATTACCGTCATTCCCAATAAAGGGTCTCATTGAACCGGGGTCGGTTCCTCTACCTGCTAACAAATTACCAGCTTTTTCTAATTTTTTCATCTTTATATAATTTTAGTATGCTTCAATTAAAAAACGACCAGCTGCTGTGGATTGTGCTTCAAGAGCACGGCCTACAACATTTGCAGCAAACTCAGCAACAGAAACACTAGACTGAGCAGGAGTTAAAATCCTGAGCCTTCCATCTCCAGCTGATTCAACAAATGCTCCTATGGTCACTGCTGACACACTTGAAGCATCATCCAATATTGCATAAACAATATCACCACGAGTCGGAATCCAACAATGTATTGGAACTGACACGGCATAATTATCAGTGATCTTCTTTCCCTGATATGCATCTTCCAAAGCAAACATAGGAAAACAAGGACCACCCGCTGTGGAGTGTGCTTGTACCAGATCGCCGGAAGTTCTCTCTAACAACATACCCGGAGTAATCGCAACCGCTGTGGCTACTTTCTGATCCTGTATGTTGGAGTACGATTTGACTTTAATTGTATTTTTAGCCATTTTTTACCTCCTATTTTTCTTCCTTTTTCTTAGGAATGTTTAACATAGATACACCGTCAGTTCCAGCATCACCAGAATTAACAACTGTACCACCACCATTCGCTGAATAATCAACATTCTCCGGAACTACTGACTCATGGAGGTTTTCCAAATCCTCATCAGCCCATCCAGTCAGATTAGCTTCAACAAACTTGGAATTTTTTACAATCCCATTAATCAAGCTTGCTCGCTTATCTTGATGCATCTTTAATCCAGCTTTCAACTGATTCTGCAAAGCCTTGGGCATAAGCTCAATTGCTTTTTCAGGATCAGTCTCAGCATTAAGAATCCCTTTTACAGTTTCCTCAATCGTCTTACCATTGAGAGCCAAACCCTCATCTTTCTTTTCAGATTTATCCTCCTCCTTGGAAGGCTTATCTGTGGTTGCTTTATTTTCTGTAATCTCAACTGCCTTCTCCACTTCTTTCGGAGCGAATTTAGCTAATTGATCTCCTTCCAATGTCTCCAACCATTTCCGATCGTCCTCTGTCCACTGAGTCGCTTCATTTTCAATCAGCGAAGTAATGGCGCAAGGACTTGCGTTCTTTGTTCTCGTCATTTTATTATCAACTTTTTCAAATTTAGTTCTTTTCAACTTATCACTTAAACTAACAAAGGAAGTCTCCTTCCTCACCTGAGTTGGATCTCCTTCAAAATCAACTGACCCATCCTCACCTACAGTATATGATCTCAAGAAAAATTCTGTTTCTCCGTTCTCCCTATTATGAACCCGGTAAACAAAACTTTCATTAAAAACCTCCTCCAAATAATGAGCCCGTAAGCTATTATCCAGTTGGTCCAACTTCTGTTGGATATTCTGCATTACTTCTCGAAACCCTACTTCCTCTAATAAAGTGGGTTCTACCACTGGAAGAGGGACGAGCGAATTACTGATCATGTATTCCTTGAATTCACCAGTATTCATGTCTTTTAACTCTTTCATTTCATTTGCTATTTCTCCTTTCTTGTTTAATTTCTGATTTCGTATACCACATCCATCATCCCAACTACAAGCCCCTACCGAATTTGGTAAAAGTGCTAGATGATCAGGAGAAAAATTTGTGGCTATTGCTCTGTACTCTTCATTATTCCAATCTCCACTTTCTGGGACTTCTGTAGCCTGCATCCCAGTACTGACTTCCAAAGCTTTCCCTTCCTTGATATATTCATAAGCATCTGCGGAAGTCTCTTGGAGTACCTGTATATCAATACAAGCGTCAGCTTTCAATTTATCATCAGATATAATTGCATTCTCAATCTGACCAACGATATTAGGTCCTGTAGGAAGATCATTGATAGAAACATAGTCTCCACTCTCTCTTGTGGGATGACCAATAGTAATCGGAACTCCATTCCACTCACTAGGTGCTCTCTGCATCTCCTCTAATGAATAAAGTAATGGTCCACGACTTCCGTTATGAACTCCTTCTACCATCATCACCACAGGTAAAATCCAATGCTCTCTACCACGTCGTAATTCAGTCCGAAGTTGATATCCAATTTCTGAAAGATTATATATTAATGGTTTCATGTTTCCCTCCTTAAAATTAACAAGTAATAAACTAACCCCCTGTGAGCGCTTTTATTAACTCAAGTATCTGATTTAAATCAACGATTTTAAAATACAGTAAGAAAGCAAGTATGCCCACTCCTCCTGCCAGCTCAATCGGTTTGAAGTCCTTTAATGTGACTTTGCCATCACCATCCCTATCCAACTTTAAAAAATTGGTCGGGAAAGGTAATGTATTCAATGCTCCTCCTACTAATCCTTTGAGGAGACCGCCTACCTTTGTGTCTTTGAATTTCTTTTTCATAATTTTTATTTTATATCACTCATTAATGTTTTCCAATCTAATCCATCACCCGGATCAAACTTACGACCGGGACTTACATCAGAATGTCTTTCCCACTTAGGGAGATTGAGTTCCTTGCAAAGACCCACCAATGCTGTATACTGATCTCCGAACATATAAGGCTTCTTAATCTTCTCCAAAAATGTTCCATAAGTATGAACTCCTGCTACCAATATTTCAATCCCTACCGTATTCGTATTATGTCCTTTAGCATGCCAAGCAATTTTAAAAATATCACGACATACAATTATCACACCCGATGGAGTGACTAAATAATGTGCTGATACTTCTAACTTATCCAGCCAATCTTTTGCGAAGTAATCTATTTCACCAGCTTCAATAAATTCACCATGGGCATGAATAATACCCCTGTCTGGTTTCTGAGGACCTCCCCCATACTGTGATGGTATGTCTACTTTATTCATGTTCCTGTTTTGGCTGCTTTGCCTTGAAAATATTTTACCAACTCCTCCTTATCTTTCACCCGATCTTCCATGTACTTATTCCAATTGGTTTGAATGTCTTCTCCCATTCTAGCTTGATTTCCTTCTATCCTCTCCAATGATTTCATGATTGTGTCCGAGCGAGCTTTGTCTGCTAGACCTCTTTCCTTATCAGCCTCACCATTGGCATCAATCTTGTCCGATAAGTCTTTGATTTTTTGTTCCATTTCTTTTTCCATTTCATTCATCCTTTCGTTTTGGGATGAGTCAACTTTCTCCTGCTGCTTTCGCTTCAGATACTTCCCTCCTTTTTTCCAACCAAAGAAAGTCACCACCGCGGTAGCAGCAGAAGCAGCCCACTCCCAGTCCCAAGTTTTTAAGTGATCAATGAGATTTTCCATTTTCCTATGTTAGCTGTGTTCTTATTTCTTTCTCACTCCTACCTGTCAACAAAGCAAGCGTTTGAATCTCGTTTAAATCTTCGGTTAGTATTTTGATAGCTTTATTGTAGTTGACATCGTGCCAGCCTGTAGGCATTTCAATAGGTGTTTTACCTAGTCTATACTGTTCCATCAATTATCGTATAAGAATAAGCACTTAAATCATAATCTGTAATATTATCAGGGCAGGAAATAACAAAACTATCTTCATATTCTTGTGGTATACTCCAATTATCAGTAACGCCTTCAAAATCTGTGCGCCATTCCCCCTTATGCGTTCCTAGTTTTCTATTATAGCTCTGTTCCCATACCTCGTCAATAGTGCAATTTAGAAACTGTTTAGAGGCTCCATATAAGGCTTTAAGTTCTGTTGCTGTAATTAATGCCGGTACTACTTCGTGATATGTAGGCAACAAACCAAAATCAATTCTATCCTTAAAATGAATGTTTCCATAATACCATATTATTCTTTGGATTGCTTCACAACTATTTGATTTAATTAGTTTCATAACTATTTGATTTAATTAGTTTCATACCGTTGGTGCTGCTGCTTTATATGGGTGGTCGGCTGCTAAATTGTCTACGATTGTACTATCTCCGTATTGTGTATTTAATTTCCATGCAAAATATCCCTGTATTCTTTGTCTTTCGTCTAATGATAATGTTTTATTAATGATCACAAAATCAATTAATGATAACACTGCACTTGCTCCATTTGCAAAATTTGTATTAATCCTCACACCTTTCCATGTACTACTTCCAATATCCCCAACAGGTGAATTATCAGTATCGTTATAATAAAATTTACTGCTTGCTTCATTAAATTCTGCTATGTAACTAGCGTAATTTACTAGGTCTGCATCTCTTGTTGTTGGAACATGTGATCCTCCTGCAAACATTGTAATTTTTGATGTCCCTGAATTTGTCCATAACAAATGTTTTTCAGCATCAGCAGCTACATCATTCTGAAATGTAGTAGGGTTACCTCCTGAATTATTTTGTAACACTAAATAACAAACACTGGTCGGTTGTGATAAATTACCTCCTACATATGCAGACTTGTCTAAAAAATCCCCAGCCTCAAAATCAATAAACCTTTGGCCTCCTAGCGTTGAAATTGGTGGTTGGTTAGCTCCTGATCCTTGTGTTACATGATTAAGGTTCCCGCTCCTATCATCACATTGACTAACTTTTGCTGCATTAAATGTTAAATAATCCTGAGCTACCGATGTTTTCCAATCCAATAAAGAGACATCATACCACGCTATTAACCCTGATGATAAATTAGATGGGTCCCAAAGAACGCCACCTGCAACACCTCCATTCTCTCCACTATTCAAAGGACTGAAAGGAGGGCTACAAATTACAGGTCTTTTAGATGACTTCTTCATTAGCTTCTAATTCTGGCTTTCTTATTTCTTTATTACTGATGCTGCTTCTAATGTTACTTTCCTTTCTTTTACTTGATCCCAAACTTTTCTTCTTTCTCCATATGTAAAGATCAACTGCAAATCAACAGGGACTTTTCTTAGCGGATTTTCGGTGTTCCATTTAACCTTGGCATCATTTACAATCTTGTCGTGCGATGATCCCCAATTCAAACTTTCAACAATATGAAATTCAAGATTATCACTATACTCCTTTTCGATTGCACCAATTTTCATTACTCCTTTTCCAGCAAATGGATATTTCATTTTCGTGGAAGTTACTACCTTAAATGATTTCTTTAAATCACTTTCTACCTTACCAATTACTAATCCATATTTATGTGTCATAATCTTGATACCCAGTTAGCATCCGGGTCTGCAAAGTTTGTTAAAGTGCCGTTGTTTGCACCTGCTCCTGTGTCGGGTAAATTAGTCCCTGTTG